TCTCATATTCGCACATTCCAGGAACTCACCGGCTTTCATCACAATTTCCCGCTTTCTTATACCCGCATCCTGCTGGAGTTCATTTAACATAATCTGCATTCCCCAATGGGGGGATATTTTATTGCTGCGAAGCTGGACTACGCCACCTTTGATTGTTACAGACCAGCTATAACCGGGATATGCGCCAACGAGATACTCGCCAATTTCCTTGGCTATTCCGTCAAGCTGAGGATTATCCGTATCGGTGTAGCAATACTCAACAGTTTCCATTTATGCAATCTCCTGTTCGGCGCATGGATACTATCATGTTCCAGTGCCTAAGTAAGCCCCGCCGTTTTCACCAGGGGAATCAAACTTCCTTCCATTGCTGAACTGATAGGCGATTTCCGGCTTGTGCCATTCATCGCCCCATAGTTTCCTGACCTGTGCGCCATAGTCAATAGTTCGTGTCACTGGTTTTTGTGTCGGTACGTCACCTTGCGCCATATCATCCTCCTAGCTATCAGGGAAACATTCAGGCTCATAATACCCTCTTGTGCGTGTTTCTATCGCATGGGCAAATGTCAAACAAAACGCATCCCCCACGTCTGGCGACTGAGGATAACGTTTTTTAAGTTCATCCTTGGATTCCACTTTCAATTTTCCTGACGACGTAATCTGGTACTTCGGCAAACTCAACTCGGCGATCAGCGTCTCATCATCAACCAATTTACAATCCTTCTTCTCCAACCACTTCCGCGCCTTGAACCATAACTCATCCCTTAATCTCAAATACAAATCACTGACACTCGCTTCTTCCGCGACATTCACGCCAGTCACCGGCAATCCAAGTTCCATCAACCGATCAGCGACACCCGCGCCAATACCTATCGCATCCACAAAAATTCCCTTTGGGCGCTTTTCCGGCGGAGTATCCAACCACTCGGCGTAAATCCTGCCACTGGTCTGCATAGTGTCATTCCCACTCCATGCCTTGTGCTTTTCCAGTGTGGCATTCGTCTGCCGCTTAATCAACACCGTCCGATCCCTGCCGAACCGCGCCACATCTACGCCCCACACAATATCACCATATCCATCAACCTCGCGCATCTTCGCCGCTTCACACAAGTCAATCGGTATCACCGTATCGTCATCGGCGGTCGGAAACTCCCCCAACACCCGTACCCGATACACGTTGCTGTCCTTGCCATACTGAAACGCGATGTCATCAACAAACTGCTGACTGACCATCGGGCATTCTTCGCCATTCACCACCATCGTTGCCCATCGTTCCCGCAGCGAGTGGTGCGTCTCGTAAAACATCCCGCTGCGCCGCGTCGGATTCGCCGCGAATATCGCAAACGCACCATCCGTACTCATCGCACCCTGACCCACCTCAAACACAATATCCGGTATGCCTGACGCTTCATCACAAATAATCAACAGATTATCCGAGTGGAAGCCTTGCAACGCCTCCGGCTTATCGGCTCTCGCCGTCCGTGCCACTGCAAACGATTCTTTCGGCGCAGCTTTCAGTCGAAATTCATCCTGTGTCCATTCAAACTGTTCCGCCAATCCAGGCATCTTCTCTTCCAACACCCGCAACCACTTCGCAATCTCTGCCCACAGCACATCACTCAACTGGTGCGCCGTTGGCGCTGTACAGGGAATCTTCGTCGGGAAATAACACGTCTCAAACCAAATGACCGTAATCGCCAGAAACGCCGATTTCCCCACGCCATGCCCACTTCTGATCGACAACCGCTGGCGACTAACCAGCTTCTCACTGGCTTCCCACCACCACGGCATCACACCCGTTTTTTTCACAGCATCCCATTTTTCCGGCATGCCCAACGCATCCACAGCAAACCGCGCCGGGCCTTCACGCCGCCACTTCAATATGCGCCGCTGCGCCTCAGTAAATTCCCTTTCCTGATCCTTCGCCATCAGATGACCACCACTTTTTGAGAATTTTTTTCGGAATTTTTTTCAAGGGACGTTTCCTCAGAATCATTCACTTCCTCTGCATGGCCTTCAATCGCAGGGGGAGGGGCTACCCTATTCTCCAATCTATCAGGCTCCACATCAATATCCTTCAAGCTCCCCAACAACGAAATCAAACTCACACTTCCGCTCACCTCAACCTTCGACCGCTCACTAAACCTATTCGCATCCCACTTCCCACTCAACCACTTCCGTGCATCTATCCGCAACTTCGCATCGTCTGAATCATCCGCTATCTTCTTCGTCTCATGCACCAACTTATCCGCGTGTCCCTTCAACGACGCTTCATACTCCGCCATCCGCGACTTATCCCCACTAATCCACCGCCACAGCGACCCATACGCTACATCAAACCGCCGTGCAATCACCTCCAGCGAATCACCTTCCACTACCATCGCCAATATGTTCTCCACGAACTCACGCTCTCCATCTATCGGCTTCCCATCTTCATCCGTCCCATGCTGCTCAATCAGCGCATCAATTCGCCGGAATCCAATCATCCTCAGTCTCGACTGCTCGCCCATAAATCCTCCAGACTTAACAATAACCTCGAAACTACTTGAGGTCAAGTTTCAAAATTTGTGCCAGGAAAAAATTTAAGTACCTTACAAAACATGCTTCCATGTCTTTCCGCGTTTTATTGCACTAATTGTGCCATGTGATACTCCGTAGTGTTTCCCTATCTTTTCATGCGATCTACCGTCTTTCTTTATATCAATAACCTGCTCCTCAGTGAGTTTTGCGCAAATATGACCAATCCCAAACTGATGACGCTTCTTTGCCATCTTATCAAGTACGTTCTCCATATTCGTTCCCAAAAATAAATGCCTTGGATTCACACATCTCGGCATATCACATGTATGGCATACCTGCATCCCTTCAGGTATCTCTCCTGTATGTAGCTTATACGAATATCTGTGCGCCGTTATCTGCTTATCCCCTATAAGAAATTTCCCATATCCACCATCATTTACCGTTCCCCTCCAAATCCAACAGGAATCCTTATCCGCTAACTGAGCCTCAGATACCATCCAGTAAAATCGATCCTTTGCCCTTCTATCGCGCTCAAGAGTAGATAGCCGCATACATCCTCCATGTAAATAGTGTGGTACAAGTTTCAATCATACACTATTAGCAGAATATTTCAAATTATTTCCAGGGTGTCAAAGGGAGTACCTTTAAATACACATAGGGGGCCGACTTGGGCTGCCGACTTGTGCGACCCCCACCCCCCCCCCACCACTTGACATAACGCACACAGTCAGGCACACAGTTAGCGCTCACTCACTCATTGTTGCGCACGTACTCAAGCGCTGCGATGATGCCCTGCGCGATGCTGCCCTCGCCCATCGTGTTTAGCATGGCGATCTGCTCGAACGTCAGGCTTAAGCGCACGGTTACGCTGATGCCCTCGCGCTTTGGCTTGGTGCTGGCTTGTGCTGGCTTGTCGCTCCTGGGGCGTCCAGGCGGACGCGGCATCGGCCAGGTAACAGGCTCGGCATGCTTGCTACCATCGTGCCCGATGTAGTCAGTACCATCGAACAGGGTGACAGACTGGCGCTTACGTGCGCATGCCTCTGCTACATGAAAGGCCAGCTCTGCCTGCGTGCCTGCATCGTATTCGCCTATGGTTTGTCCGTTGGCTGATACGGTTAGCGTGATCATATGACATCCTCGCTAGTGTCCTGCTTAATTGGCATGCCAAGTTGAACATTGACGGGCTGCTTCACCAGCACGCGGCCAGACTTCGCCCAGTTAAGACTAAGCAATATATTAGTGACCGATGCCGGGCCACATCCTGCCTGCGCGGTTTTGCTTGGGAACATCGCCTTGATAATAGCCGATGCTTCTTTTGCTGAGATCGCTGTACCGACTCGCTGGTTCATGCTCCAACTCTTGACAGCCATGGAAACGTGCAGCAATGGTTCATTTTTCACAATAAAACCCCTTCGTGGTGGATGAAGTCAGAATTATGCACTTAATCGCGCACGCTGTCAAGTGTTGCGTAACAATGTAAAACAGGCGATTTTTCCACTGTGTCAGCGCTGCGTAACTGTGTCGAACAATGTCAAACCGTGCGCAAGAAAGTAAAATCGTGCTGTCAAACCGTGTGCAGCAAAATCAATTCAAAGTACAAGCACGCTAAACAATGGCGAAACAATCGCACCAGTAACGCATGGTGCTCCGCTTTGCTTAACTGTGTGTCAAGTAAATTGACATTGGAAACTGCTTCGGGTAGGAATGAAACAATATATAATTAAGAAGTATACTATAAAAATAATTAATGTTTAAAAAATGCCCGCGTGCACACGGACAAGTTTTAACTTTCCGACACTTTCCCGCTAATTCTTGCAATCCATTATAAACTGTTTAGATTTAACCCATTGCGCCTTGCTTGCGTTTTGTCACAGACTGACACCATCTGACACGGTTTGACAACACGGTTACGCATTACTTCACACGGTTGCGCATCGTTTCACATAGTCGCGCATCATTTGACAGTCCAAAATGGTGCATTTTTCGGTACTTTTGCATTCCTTGACATTGTTTGACGTAGCTGCGCAGCGTTACGCATTACGGCGCAAACTGTGACGTTTTCCGGCACTCTCTGACGTTTTGCGTCAGTCACGTATGTAATCCAGTCGTGGCAATGGTTTCAGCCTGATTACCGGA